TGATTTCTGCAAGTATCTACTAGCGCTATGTGTGCCATAGTTTTTTCTGCACCCATGAGATTGAGTAATAAAAGTTCTTTCAAATATGGGATATATTATTCTATAAATAGCATGTTGTACAACTACATCTTCAAATGCAGGAGCATAAATAATTCTTTCTTTAAGCTCTCGTACTAAAAATTTTTTATAAGGCTTAGGTTTGTAAGTACCATTCATTATAGATTTAATTAAATAGGAAATGTTATCCCCTAAATTTAACTCAAAATCGTAAACTTTTTTCTTGTTTGCTTTTCCTTTTTTGGCTTCCTTGAAAGCCATAAACATATTTTCACTTAGTGTAATTTTTTCTATTAAATTTCCAAATCTTTTCAATATTTTCTCCATAAAAAAACTCCCAAGAGTTTCGAATAAATCTACTTCAATTGAGAGTTTAAAATATTTCGGGTAAAGCCCTAGACACCATACCCCTATAATCCACTTCACTTTTTAAAGTCTTGAGGTTTTATTATAGTCACGACCACCCACATTGTTGTTCGAATTCGAACGAACATTATTCGAATTACGCGCACGAAGACCCGACGCCAAAGAATTATCCCAATTCCCAAAAACAATGAGAGCCACAAAACATATCGATATAGTGCCTAAAATTTAAGTGTTTACCACTTGTTTTCTTCTTTTGTTTTCTTTATCCACCCACCAATAAGTTTACCTAGTTCACTACACATTAAAGATAAAGTTGCATATCTTTTTTCAGCCATAGTTGTAGGATTTTTATCATCAGTTTTACCATCTTTAAAAGAAAAATATCCCAAATGATAAGCTAAAAGAATTTTTGCTTTTAATCTATCATGTGCAATATCTAAATCAGTCAATGTGGTTTTTTTATAATATCTTTTTTGACCCTCTACCATTAAGTCAAAAATTTTATACATATCCTCTCTAATTGATTGAGATAAAGCGTATTTTTCACTTCTAGGAAAATGGTTTAAATATAAATTTGTTTGTTTGGCAAAAGCCATAAATTTTCTAATAAAAACAGTATCAAAATCAAGCATAAATCAGTCCAAAAAATTTTTTTTTAAGTGCAGTATTATCATACTGCACTACGAGGTACCAAATAGGCACGACCACCCACACTGTGGCCCGAAGTCGAACGAACATTACTCGAATCACGCGCACGAAGACCCGACGCCAAAGAATTACCCCAACCCCCCAAAACAACGAGAGCCATTTCATTTTTTTGGTATCTCCAAAATCCATCGTTACCAAATCTTGCTGTTCCTGCAACACTCACCGCATTATCATTATGTGGATAACCAATACTATCAATTTTATAAGCGTTAGTTGTTCTGTCTGTACTTCCATTATAAAACTGGTTTACTCCATTTCCAAAACAAACCTGAGTATCATTTAAAGTAACTGGCATAGATACAACATCATATAGCGCAGAATCATAAGCATTAGCACTTGTTAAAGTTGAAATATCTACAGTTTCTTTTAATACCATGTGTACACCTGTAGTAGATATGATGTATCCTATTCCTACCTCCCACATTAATCCATTAACATCTGCTATTCCACAAGCTTGACCATTATGTGTAGTTTTTGGTAGAACTGCATCACTAACCCCACCTGTAAGACCACAATTTAAATAACCGCTACTTTTATAAAGAACTGTTGAATCATTAGCATCTCTTAGAGCATTGTTATTACAACCTTTTGGTTGAAAAGGTGCAATATCAGCCCAAGCGCAAGGCTCAAAATTATTGTTTCTATAACAACCTTGATAATGTGCATCAGCTAAATCAGCAAGCATCGTTGCTAAAAAAGCGCTCATTTCTGTAAAATCATCACCTCTACTTTTAACAGCGTCATACATTCCATCATATCTATTTAAAGGTGCTTTTCCATTTGCAGTACAAAGGCTAATAGGATTATGAGCTGAGTTTGTTGATACTGGGTCTAAGCCTCTTCTACTAACAAACATATTTCCAACTCTACCACCCTTATATTTATCGACAAAAATACCAGGAACTTCAATTCCATTATTTATAAATACTCTAGGTAATTTATATCCTGCTAATTGCGTATGACTTACATCAATTCTTGTACCAAAATAAGGCTCATTTATATCAACTGTATATTTAACATAATGTTTTGGGATAAAAACAAGAACACTACCACTCATTACATGTAGATAATTTCCATAGTTAGGACTTATTGGATTTTGAAAACCTTCAAGACCTATAAGTCCATACATGCTTGCCAAAACATCAGGCGCAATCCCTACACCAAAACCAACACTACCAGCATTTCCAATAAAACCAACATTCGGAGTAATTATTGCTTCAAGTTCTGCTACAACTTGATTTTTTTTATCTTCAATTGTATTTAAAGTAGAATTTTTCTTATCTTCTATTTGTGTTAAGCCCGAATCAAATCTAGTTAAAAGTTCAGTTTGATTTTCTAAAAGCTCACCTAACTTAATATTTAATGCTGCATCTATATTTCCCATTTTATAATCCTTCTTCTATTGTTTTTAATTCTTTAAGTGTTGAAGCATTCTCTATTGATAACTCCAAATCTTTAACCGTTTCTCTTTCATTATTAATAAAAGCCCACATTTCATCTTTATCCTCTTGAGTATAACCTTGTAGTTCATTTATATTATTTTGTTTGTAAAGAGGATATACAGCAGAGATGAACTCACCTGTTTTCTTATTTATAAATTCTAAAATCCTTTTTTTTGTAAAATCTAAAGTTTCTGAATTTGTTCTAATTTCTTCTAAAGAACAATCAATTAAATTGTTTTCATTTGCTTCTTTCCAAACAGAGATTTTTTCATCTGTTGCATCAATAACAAATGCTCTTCTACCATCTTTTAAAAAATGAGATTCAAACTCATCTTCATTCAAATTAAACATAGCAATAGATGCTATAACACCAATAAAACATTTCATTTTTTCTATCCTTATTTTTCAAAATTTATGGTAGTAGTAAAACTACCACTATCTAATCTATGAGTAACAGAGGTTATCCCATATTCACCATCATCTGTAGAACCCGTAAGAAGTAAAACTCCTCCTGCAAAAACAACCTTAAAGGGAATAGTTATTTCACCTTTTATTGTTCCTGTATTTACTCTATCTAATGCAGCAAGTGCTAATCTCTTAGCCTCTTCATCATCTTTACAACATCTTTCTATTTTTAGCTGTGGCATACCTTCTAATACTTCCACCTCCTTATCTTTGTTCGCTTTAGTATCTCTATAAATAACTTTTGCACTTTCATATTTTGTTTTGTTTGAATGTGTAATGCTCACATCAATAGCATCCTTGTAGGAAATTGTATATTTTATTTTTTCTTGCTTTTTAGAAACACATACTAAACTGTTATCTTTTATTGAAAATATCAATTGGTTATCAGCTGCTATTTTTTGTAAAAAAGCCAAGTCGCTTTGGTCGTGCTGTGCAATATAAGATATGTTTATATCAACATCACAAACGGGCTTTAAAAGATGCTCACTAGCTATTGTTTCGATAATATTTTTTAAAGTAGTTTCTATAAATTCTCTACTTTTTTTAACTTTTAACTCACTTCCAAAATCAACACCTGTTGCAGTTATTTGCATACTCTCTTTATTTGTTATAGTGCTAGTTTGAACTTTAAAAGAGCCTAGATAAGTAAGGTTTAAATCTTCATAGCCTAAGTAAACCTTTAATTCATCACCAAATTTTGGTCTTTTATAAACAGATGCAATATTTAATGTTAATTCATCAGCAATATTTCCATCTTCATCTTTTAGTTCCAAACTAATTAAGTCTTTTTTTAAAGTACTCGTTATGTTTTGACCTTGTGCAATAATTGTAAAATCTGGCTTTAATTCCATAGCGCCTTAACCTCTTCATTTTCTTTTTTTACATAAGGTGGTAGATAAACAATATCTCCACTATTTAATATTTCTTTTTGTAGTAAATGTGGATTAGCCTTTAAAACCTCTTCAAAATTTTCCAATGTTTCATAAGTTTTAAAAACTACAATATCTAATCTATCACCATCTAAAGCAATGTATTTGTTTAAATTACTCATAGTAAACCTCTATAGTAAATTTAACATCTTGCTTTAGTGGAGTGCTTCCACCCTTTCCAAAATAACTCTTAACTACTTCCATATTTGATACTACAACTCTAAAAGCTTCACCATTTGAAAAAACCAACCAAACGGGCTTTTTCATCTTTAATCTTTGCTCAACAGCTTTAGTGTAAAAGCTATTTTTATTGTAATAGGTAGCTTCAAAATTAAAAAACTCACTAAATTCCTCGACACTTTGGTGCTTTGGATTATTAGCTACTCTTTTTTGACTCACAAAAGGCAAAGAAATAGTTTTTTGAAAACTTTCCATATCTTTTATATCTATAATAAAAGAATCTAACATGCAAATCATGCAACATCCTTAAAGGTTCTATTCATATTAGACCGCTCTTTTTCTTTTAGTGCCACATCAACAGCCTTTTTAATATCTTGTTCTAGGGCTTTAACCTGTTCTTTTGTTTGAACAGTAGGATTATTTATATTAACTACAACTGTAGAACTTTCACTTTTTTTATTATTTGAAGTGTTGTTGGTGTAGTTCGTGTTGCTTGTCTTGTAGTTTGAATTATTAACGCTATTTTCAAGAGCTTGTGTATAACCAGTTCCTAAAGCAACTGTCTTAACACCATCCCCTGCATTTTTTAATATTTCTGTATTTTTTACTTCTTTTTTTACCTCTGTTTTATCTTCACTTTTCTTGTCACTTCCAAAAGTAAAAAAGTCTTTTACATTAGCACCCATGTTTTTTAATTTTTCAATCCCATTAAGTACAAAATCAAATTTTGCACTAAACCAGTCAAACACTCCACTCCAAGCATTCTTTATTATTTCTAACGGTGAAAATGAAAATATATTTTTAATCACATTTAAACCATCGTTAAAAAAGCCTTTAATTCCAATCCAAAGATTTGAGAAAAAACCTTTTATTGGTTCCCAATAGGTATAAATAAGAGTCGCACCCATTACAATAGCACCAATAGCTAAACCAATTGGATTAGCCATTAATGCACGACCTAACCATAATGCTGAAGTACCAGCCAACTTTAAAGCACTTCCAAGAGCTAAATAACTAACTTTTAAAACTGATAAGATTATAGGATAGCCCATAAGAACACCCTTAGTAGTTAAAAAAGCCATAGAGAATAAAGTTTTTGTAACTGTTGCAAGCTTTGTAACTGCAACAAGAGCAAACATTCCAACCACAGCACCACTTATAGATGAACTTAAAATAGGAAATTCTGTAGCAAACCCACCAATTAAATTACTTAAATATGTCACTGGTTTAAGAACTGAGTTTATTGCTGGTAACAAAAGTGAACCAAAATTTATAGAAATGGTGCTTATACTGTTTGAAAGTAATTTTAAACTGTTTGAAGTTGTTTCACTTCTTGATTGAAATTCTCTTTGCATACTTCCAGCATATTTAGAACTATCAGCTGTTAAATTTAAAGCCTTATTATAATTCTCAAGCCCACCAACCAATAAAGCCATATCATCGCTATACTCTGCACCAAACAAATCAGACAAAACACCCATTTGTTCAGTCTTATCAAGTTTCTCAAGCGTTTTTAAAAAATTAACTAATGCCCCTTGAGCATCCTTATCTACAGAATTTTTAAGCTCTGTAGCATCTAAACCAATACCTCTTAAAGCTTCTCTAAACTTATCACCTTGTTTATCAGCAGTTTTTAATTTTAATAGCAATGAATTTATTGCAGTCGCAGCAACTTCAGGCGGTTTTCCTAGTGCAATAAAAGCACTACTTAAAGCTCCTGCTTGAGTTGCAGTTAAGCCAAAAACCTTAGCAATACCTCCAACTCGCCCCAGTGTATCAACTATTTGAGAAGCCTTAGCAGCTGAATTATCACTTAGGTGATTTATGCTATCTCCCAATCCTTGAACTTCTTTCATGCTAAGACCGTAAACATTCATTAGTTTAGCAATACTATCACCTGCTTCACTTGCACTCATATCAAATGCTGTACTCATTTTTGCAACTGTAGTTGTAAAGTCTAAAAGATTTTCTTTTGCAATACCTAATTGTCCACCACTTGCAGTAATTTGGGCTAGTTCATTTGCACTAAGTGGAATAATTTTTGTTAAACCTAAAAGTTCTTTACTGAAATTTGAAAAATCAAGCTTATCAGTAAAATCAACCACTTTTTTAACATCCGCCATAGAACTTTCAAACTCTATAGCACCTCTAATTGGAACACTTAGAGCATAGCCTGTTCCAAGTACTGCTAAAAGAGAATTCTTTTGTGCAATTAAATCTTCTTTTTTTGATTCAAGTGCAATTCGAATTTTTGCACTCTTTCTTAAAGCTAAAAGTTGTTGATTTATAGAAGATATAGCGGCTGCATTTTTTGGGTCATTTTGTGCTTTAAGTATAAGCTTATCTTTATTAAGTGATTTGATTTTGTCTTGATATTTAGTTAAACTACTATCAACATTTTTTAAAGATGAGCCAAAAGATGATGAAACAATTCCACCAATTACAACACCTAAAGCAATTTGTGAAGCCGACATATACTCTCCTTTCTCTTTTTATTTTATTAATTCTAAATTTACTTTGGGCAACACAAGAAAACTATAATTTAGCTTTTTGTTTGCCTTTCTCTTTTTTCTTTCTTTTACCTATTTGCCTCAAGCTCTTGAGCTATTTTTATAAATTCTAAAAATTCTTTTGTTGTAAATTCCAAAGAATCAAGAAATGAAAAGCCAAGAACCGAACTAATTAGTGCAACACTTTCTAAAGAGCTGAACCAATCTACAACAAAAAACTATTTAGCTTATCTTGTAAGATTTTGTAATCTTTAAAAGATAACTCATCTAATTCACCAGGTGTTAAACCTGTTAAATTTGAAATTAAATTAAACTCTTTTTCTGCATCATCTTTTATAGTACTTAATGCTCTAATATCTTTTACTTTTGGCTCTCTCATACTATTCGCGTAATCTTCTATATTAATACTCATTTTTATCTCCTAAAATTATCCAACTAAAAAGTCTCTTTGACTTTGCCAAAGGTCTTCACCATTTATCTCACAAACTAAATTATCAACATCAATTAACACTAATGTTTGCCCATCTTTTTCGTATTTAAAAAAATCAACATTCAAACTTAATACACTCTTCTCTTCAGAACCAATGTCACCGTTAGGAAATTCAAAAACATCAACACTCCCTTTTAGTGTTACAGTTGTTTGTGAATCCGTAGCGTTTTTATTACTATTTTTCTTAACCCAAAAAGTAGATTTTTGTTTTTGTCTTTTTGAAATTGCTTCAAAGTAAACTTTGTTTACTTCATTTAGTTCAAATTTTGCTTCCATCTTTTTTAAAACAGTTGTAGTAATGTTATGTACTGCTACACCGCTTTTTGCTTCAAAAGTTTCAAACTCAATCTTTGGTAGTTCAACTTTTGCAGTATTTGAAATAAATCCTAAACCTTCAATGAAAACAGATGCACTATTTAAAACTTCACTTTTTCTAATCATTTTCTATCCTTTTACGAAATAAGTTTGATAAGTACATCACCGTATCTATCAACATAACTGAAATTAACCTCTAATCTTTTTACAATAGGCATATTTTGCATCTCAGCAACCAAATAAAATTTACCTGCTGTAATATTTGCCTTAGTATTTCTTTCAGGGTCCCAATAAACATTAAAACCTAAAAGTACTTTCGCACCTTTTAGAGCTAATAACATCTGCTCGACACTATCTCGTACAGATTTTAAAATATCTGCTCTTCTATCAATTGCCCAAAATAAACCATCTAAAGCAGCTTCACTAACTCTATCAAAAACTCTTACTCTTGTATGGTCTTGCCAAATAGGGTCAATATCAGTAGTTTCTCCACCCCAAATTCTAAAACCGTTATATCTAATAACAGTACCTATACCTTTAGTTCTTAATCTGTCTGCTTCACAATCTTGACCTGCATTGAACTCAATATCTCTTTTTGTTCCTGAAATACCATTTATAACTCTATTTGAGTGGGAATCAGCAAAACCATATTCGTGTTGTGCATCAGTCCAAGCAATCAAGCCAGCTCTTCTTGCGCTTAAAGGCTGAAAGACTTCCGAATCTGTAAAGGTATCCCAAACTTTCACATAAGGGTCACATAATAAAACTCTATTTGTACCAAAGCTTCCTACTGCTAAAACTGCTGCGCTTTCATCATCTGCATTTAAATCAACCAAAGCCATTCCTAAAAGTCTTTGTGCAACACTTGTCATTTCAGTTGCAACATCTAAATCGTGAGAAAATCTAAGAGCCACTATTAAATTTGGTTTATATCCAACAGTTCCAGCTACACCTTTTAGTCTTCCTACTGCTGCTATAATTTTTGATTTCAAAGTTAAATCATCGTAAAAATTCTCAGGTACTTTGCCACTATGAGTTGTTTCTAGTTCAACAGCAATAACAATCAAAGGACCTGTTACATTTTGGTCTGCAACCCCATCTAGGGATTCTCTTAATGTTCCCTCAAGCTCTCCAAAAAATTCATTTGCTTTATCAGCACTTCCAAAAAACAATGGAATTCCTGCTTTGATTTTTTCATAAATCACAATATGCTCTTCACTCATACCCACCGTATTAGCTGGTAAAAGAACCGTTCCAACCAAACCTATTGGTGTACTTGAATTTATTCTTATTGGTCTTGCAGCATTAACACTTGTAACTGTGTTTACTCCATATTGACTAGCCATTTGTTATAACCCCTCTTTCTATTAATATGTTTGTAAGCTCTGTTATAGCTCTTGCATTAGCCATAATGCTAAGATTTTGAAAATCTATACTATACTCAAGCTCACTTGTCGTAACGAAATCATGCACTTTAAACACAACTTCACCTGCACTTCCAAGTACTGCTACTTTAAAAGTAAAACTACCACCAACTCCTGCAATTTTTGCAACCTTTGGAGTTTTTGCTATACTAACTACCTTTTTTGTTCCACTATCATAAATAAGAGCTATTCCAAATATATACTTTCCATAGTCAATATCGTAAGGTAAAGCCAAATGAAAAGTAAGAACTCCATTTTCATCATAAACCGCACTTTCTATATCAAGTTCTGCAAAAATATAAGGTTGCAAACTAGAATAAGTAGCGTTTGAATTTGATACTAAATTATCAATAGTTGTATTTGTAAAGCTTGTTGCTCCTATTAGTGCAAATTTCTTTACACCAACTCTTAAATCACTGTTAAGTATATTTATACCCTCAGTTGTAGGCTGTGCTGTTATAGCCGCCATAATAATCCTCCTTGTTTATAAAATCCACTTTTTAAATCTTCTAAATTTGCTGATGTGTTAAAATTAAGTCTAAAGCTACAACCACTTTTTAAATGTATCTCTGCGTTAAATTCTTGTTGGATTAAAGATTTACTATCTATATCCAAGCCAAATACACACGCGCTATTTAACT